TGGCTGTTTTGGCAGTGAGTGCATGACCCAGCATGGTTCCGGCCACAGCAAATATTTCGGATGCATAGCGACTGTCTATATTCATGCCTAGATCGGTGAGATCACGATAGCTGTCCACAGCCAAGCGGGCCAGCTCGTCCAGTTCTTCATCGCCAGTGTCTAGGCCACGAACTGTGGGCAGGGCAGCTTCAATCTTGTCTACCACATGATTGATTTCTTCCAGTGCTGTTTGTGTTTCAGTCACAGTGAGTGGCACATCCATGGGTGGCGCTTCATCACCAGTGGGAAGATCAAAAAGTTCTTCGAGTTTTCGCATACCTTATTTATCGGTACCAAATGGCCAGGTTTATCTCTTGCCGCCTTGGTGGAAGATATCTTCTTCAGTGACTACTCTAAATCCCAGGCCGGCTCGTTGGCAAAACTTGGAGGCGGCCTGCCACTTGGCGTAGTTCACTGCTACTACAGCACGGTCACGCGATGATGCCTTGCTTTCGATGAGACTTTGTTTTTTGGGTTTGATTTCGATCACTTCAGCATGAGTGGTACCGGCTTTGTCTTGATAAGTGATAAAAAAATCCGGCACATATATGCTGCCCTTGCCAGTAACGGGATTCACATAGGGTATGCGTATGCTTTCACTGGCCCACTGCTGAATGTGCTGATTGTTGTCACAAAACACCATGAAGGCCAACTCCCATGAACTGCGATACCTGGGTTCCCCACGGCCCACATACTTGTCTGTGTTCTTGACTGTGTACACGCCCTGGGCAAACTTGGTCATGATCTCACGTTTCTGGCCACATAAAAATTGGGCTGTGTTGGTGAGGACACGCCCAACAAGGTACTGGCGCTGCGAATACTGTTGGCATAATAAGTGAGTGTGATATTGAGTTCAGCACCATTCACAGTTTGCAGTTGTGACAGCAAATCCAACACCGGTATGTTGCTTTGAGCAGCAATTCTAAACAGGCTCACTGAAAAATTTCCAGCAGCTTCACGAGTGGTATAGATACTGGCGAAGTAGCTGTTGACAATGTCCCACTCTGCTGCATCTACTGCTAACGAAAAACTGTAGAATTCATCAAAAATTCTCACAGTTTGATCCAGCTGACGATTTGTGTAGTTTACTGATGCCATATTTTAAATCTTGGGAGCTTTGGGGAAGATGATACCGTTGCCGGTATTCACAGCTTGACGCACCGCACCAGGTAACTGTGCCTGCAACACTTGATTCTTCACTACATTGGCATCTCGTCCCACAATGTCGCCTAGCGGCGTTTTCTTCAGTGTGTTCTGCACATTGACTGATTTCTGCACAGCACCAATCACGTTCTGTAAACCACCGCGACCACTCATGATGGCTTCAAGATCTTCGTAGATGCCCACGCCAGCATCCATCAATCCGCCCTGTCCCAGCACAGTGGCTTGACTGCCCGGACGAGCCAAGGGGCTGAGTGTTTGGTCATATCTGTTGGGGTCAGCAAACCCGGCCACATTGGTGTCAGGCCTTGACTTGCCAATGGCACCCGAATAGTATTTCACTGTTTCGTATCGGATGGTCATGGTGTGGGACATGGTACCATTGCCTGAACTGTATTCGTAAGGCTCAGATGACCAGTCGGTGATCATGGGATTGATCAACACATAGGCTGCAAACTTGTGCTGATTCAAGCCATAGATCTTGATGTCGTTGAAGTAGGGTGGCTTGCCTGAAGTGTTGATGCCTGTGCTGTTAGCTGGCGTGCCATCAGCAGCACTTTCACCAATATAGCCCCAGTCGCTGACAGCGCGATCGGCAGAGTAGATGTCACTGCGATTGTAGCCAAACCCTGCTGGGGTGTTGTTCAAGTTGCCGCTGGTACCATTGGTGTTGGCCACACCTTCGTATTTTTGTCCAGGATCCTTGTAGTAATAGCTGTAGTAGGTGTACCACATGTTGCGGATCAAGTCTCCGCCATCGTCGTGAAAAGTGATCTTGACCGGATTGTATTCGATCTTGGTCTGCACTATTCGCTTGCGGTTGTACTGATTTAAGGTATCTGTGGCAATCTGATAACTGGGCAGGTCCACTGTTTTCACTGCCAGGCCAATGGAGGCTATGTCGCCGTTGCCAAATGTGGACTGCAGAGCTGGCACACCTGACAAGTTGAGATTGAAAAAAGTATGAAACAGGAACTTGAGCCTGGGCGCAAGTTCGTATCCGTTGGTGGTAAAAGTCTTGGAAGCGTGAGTGTAGTCTCTCAGGCCGTTGGGGCCTGTGAAACCTTGCAAGAAATCTTGACCAAATGTGCCTGACATTGGCTATGCAGCTGGTGTCAGCCAGCTGTTACTGTGAGCCAGCGCCGGTGGCTATGCTGCCCGTTGCTCTGCCCAACACACCACCGATACCGGTAGCTGTGTCGGCTGTTTCAGTCATTTCGCTCTGTGCTGCATTGTCATAGGCAATTGTGAGACCAATAGTCATTGGCTCGCTGGTGGCATAGTTGGCATCACCATAGGCCACACTCTTCAGGTAGCAACCATACAGTTCCCAGGTTTCCAAAATTTGTGGAGCAGAAGCACCGTTGCCACCGTCCAGGACCTGGAATATTGTGGTAAACTTGTAGTTGATGCCGGCAGCAGCAGAAGCCATTTCCAAAAAGTCCATTTGTTTCTGCAACTGTTGACCCACCAAGTTGGCCACAGCACCCGTGGCGTCATCACGCAGATTACATGTGACATCGTCCCAGGAGTGCTTGCCAGCCAGTTTGATCTTGCTGTTGTAGATATCAACCACATACTCTTCAAAGTTCACTGTGGGACGAGTAAAGTCCATGACCTGTTGTGTGAGCTGAACCACATCACCGCCCGAGGGGCCAAAGTTGGTAAAGCTCACGCGGAATCGATACTTCATCTTGGGCATGAGCAAACCCGTGTTAGCTGGATTACCCGAGCCAAATACTGACATTCTATTGAGTGATGCGCTGGACATTATGTTCTCTCCTGTGTACTGTTATTTATCATGTGTGAGCTTGGTGGTCACTGCCGGGCTTTAACCCCCGGCAGCAATCTCTCCTGTGTTCTTGATACGCACTGGAATGTAGATAAATTCAACAGCCTTCACAGGCTCGATAGCAATATCCACCCACAATTCGTTGCGGTCGATTCTGGTAGGTGTATTGTTGGTCAAGTCACACACCACCAAGTAGTCATAGAGACCACGCTTGGCCACCAGGTCTTGCATGAAACCATCAATGGAATTCTTGATCTGGTTGCGTGTGATCTGATCGTTGGGTTCAAACAAGTACTGCTTGCCGACCACTTCCAGTCGACCACGGATAAATGCCACCAAACGTGCCACATTGATACGATCCATGGCGCTGGCCACAGAAGTCACTGTTTTGTTACCAAAGTTGGTGATGCCTACACCCGGAATGAATGTGATTGGGTTGATGGCGTTGTCATACATGACATCGCGTAGGCCTTGGTTCACACCCAGGCTCTGGAATTCACCAGATGTAGAGTCAACATAACCAATCTGTACAGCATTGTCAATCACACCACGACGTGTGCCAGCCGGTGCCAACCAAGGGAAGCTGACTTCGTCGCTGCGGATGATAGTTCTGATCATCATGTGGCTTGGTGGTTGTACCACTGGACTACCAGTCAAATCTGTGGTTTGGCAGCTGGGGTAGAACACACCCATGTATGTGCTGGCAGCAACCAGACCGTCGCCGGTGCCAAGGCCCAGGCCATTGTTGTTGCTGGACCATGTCAACAAGTCTTGTGGGCTCAAACGCAGAGGCGTATCACCAATCACAAATGCTGTGTTCTTGCGCTCGTTGTTGAGTGCAATCATGTTGGGCATGAGTTCGGGATATGCAGGGCATGCCAACAAGTTGAATTGGCGTTGTTCTTCACGGATGTCAGTGCTGGTGTCAATACCCGACTTCAGTGCAGCCACAACCATGGCACGCTGAGCTTGACGACCCATGTAAGGGCTGCCGTCGTTCTTGAGACCAGACGCTGTGACCCAGGTACTGGTTTCTGTGGGCAACACATCATCTGGGAATGTGGTACCATTAAAATAATTGACCTGGAAGCTCTTGACATTGTAACCCGAACGGCGTGTGTTGAACAACAACATGCCCTGTGGATACAGATCTGGATTGGGAGCATCTAAATCCAAATAGTCACTGGTCAAGAGACTTTGGATAGTAGGGATTGGATCTACCACAGGATCTGTGTCACCATTGGGTGCCCATCGAGCATCCGCAAACAACACACCATTTTCTGTGGTTTGATCTGAATTGCTGATAGGAACCCACTGATCCACACCATCTATGGCTTGCCAACGACTGATTGCAGGATAATTTTCCAAGTCGCTGGTGTCAATCCACAAGTCGCCATACACCAAGGGAGACTCGCTGGCGTCGTTTTGTGTCATTGGAGGAGTTGCAGAAATGATAGGACCTGTGGCGTTGGTTGTAGTCAAGTCATAACCACGTACATCGTTGGTTACGTTTTGGTAGCCCATCCAAGAACCATTGTCCTGAATCATAATATCCACTTGGTCTGCAGCAGAGTAGTACCACAAACGA